GATCTTGATCAGCGTCGTATTCGACGTAACTTTAGCAAAATGGTTGTCACGCGTCTACCGCGTAAGACAGGTTTTGCCCAAAGACACCAGGTCAACCCCGGTGTATCTAAGTACTTAAAGACTCTGGATTCAGGATTTGACTACTGGCGCAGCCCGGTAACCATTGACTCAATTCGTAAAGACATTTTCACATTCGACAACGAGTGGGATGGTCCTATACCGCCATTAATGCAAAGGTCGATCGCAAATGCTTACAAAGCATTTCGCCTTCCAGAGCCTGTCAAGATGCTACATCTCAATGATGTGTTCAAGTACAAACTTCAGATATGGACTAGGTCTCCTGGCCTCCCATGGAAGAGTTTGGGCTATCGAACTAAACGAGACGTCATTGACGAACGATCTAATCGTAAGTCTATACGTTGGTTTTGGCATCGCATTAAGAACGGTGAGCGAATTGGAGCTCCTGATTCATGTGCTTTTGTGAGATCCCATCTTGCAAAACCACCAGAGGAGAAAGTGCGAGCAGTATGGGGATATCCATTGTCCATGACACTTGGAGAAGCTGTTTTCGCTGTGCCACTAATTGAAGCCTTTCAGAAGGTTACTTCACCAATGGCCTACGGATATGAGACCGCGTTAGGAGGTTGTAAGAAACTTCACGACGAGTTGTCTGTTGCGAGGTGCATCACCCCGTTTTACACAGCACTCGATTTCAGCTGTTTCGATAAGACTGTACCCCGGAATCTTATCCACGCTGCTTTTCAGATTCTAAGCAGCAACATTGACTTCTGTAATTACCGTGACTACGGTGTCGCAGATGCTCAAAAGAATGTGCTAATGTACCAATATATCGAACGCTACTTTATCCACACGACTATTCGTCTGGCTAACGGCGAGAGATATAGGAAGTGCAGCGGCGTTGCAAGTGGGAGCTACTTCACTCAGTTGGTCGACAGTGTAATCAATTACATCTTGATCGATTGGGTATGTAATGAAACTATCCATCAACCACCACTTTACATTAAAGTGCTTGGAGATGACTCGATCTTTCAAACTCCCGTTCCGTTATCACTTGAGAAAATTGACGCATTAGTTTCGTCCATCGGAATGAAAGTCAACGTCAAGAAAAGTATATGCACGCCTCAGGTGTCGCAGACCACTTTCCTTGGCTATCAGCTGAATGACGGCACTCCCACCAAGCCACACG